TTGGGTCTAAACTTATCAAGAATTCCAACATAGGTAAGGGCAAGGTTTCCTCTAGGATCTTCAAGTCCTTTTCTAAGACCTGCAACGCTAAATGATTGGCAGGGAGTTCCTCCAACCAAAAGTCCAACTGTGTCATTAATTTTCCATTCTTTATATTTAGTCATATCGCCATAATTGGTGACTTGTGGGTAATGATGTGCAAGCACTTGGCTAGGAAATTTCTCAATCTCGCTAAATCCTACAGGCTTCCACCCCATGTGATGCCACGCAACTGTGGCAGCTTCTATGCCAGAACAAACGGATAGATAGTTCATTTGAGCGCCATCCATAAACCAACTTGTGCAAAAGAATAGCCTAGCCAAATCATAGCGTTTGGTATAGAACCTTTGCGTAACTGCAATATTCCTACCATCAAATATCCAAGCCCTGTTGCTGCAATAATGGTTTTTTCCAACATTTATATTCCCCCTTGTTTCCTAATTCGTACTGCGTTTTAAAGTCTTTGAGTAATGCTTCTGATAACTGATGCTTTGAAATATACAATCTAAACTTAGCCAGACCCCACTCTGATCGCCACTTACATAGCTGGCGCACCCCTGCTTTATGTATTGCCTCTAGATCGGAGTTCCCGCTGTTTGATGACATAATCCTTCATTTCGTAATAGCTGTTAAAGCGGGCCAATTTAGGGTCTTTACCACATTCAATTCTATACGCTTCTTCAATCTGATCGTTAGTTATTAACGGATTTTTCTTTTGTGTAATAACTGATTCTGCAACCCACTCAGCTTTGAATCCAGCCCAACCCCTTTCACAGCACATCTGCATTACATCAGAAAGGGACATTTTAGCCTTATCTGCTTCTCGCTGTAATCCTTTAAAAGCAGTTTCAGTCCATTTAGCTTTTTTGGCTTTGCGAACTTCTAAGTAATCTTTAAACAAAGATTCAGAAACACCTTCAGGTGTCTTTAATTGGTTATTGGTTATTGGTTTATGGTTATTGGTTGGTTGAACGGGCGTTGAACGGGCGTTGATCGCTCGTTTAGCCGCCGATGCTTTTCCTGCTTTAGAAGCTATATCTAATTGTTTATGATATTCAGCCAATACTTCATCGCATCTAGTGTGCTTCCAATATCCATCCTCTAAAACAAAAAACATTTTAAGAATTGATCTAACAAAGTCATCATGCAATCTAGCGTTTACTTTTGTGCAAAGAACGCCTATATCATCAGGCAATGGTTTTTCTGTATCGTAATAAAGCCAAATTAATTTGAGATATATGCCAACTTCTTCGTTGGTTAAATAAGAGGTGTCTTTAATAAAGTCACCAATGTGATGTTGGTAGTAGTGCATACGGCCTTTGTCAAAGGTAGTCAAAAAAGTGGACTGGGCAGATCGGTGACTAATCGACTTTTCGGTTGCGAACCTAGCCTGTCCATAGAGTTTACTACAACTTATTTCTTTTTAGTTTGTTGTTTTTTTACAACAGTTTTTTTAGGAATAGCGTTTAAAACGCTTGAAACATGAAACATTTCCCCATTACGTTCCATCATTATAGCTTCTACCAAAGTGGCAGTTAATCCTTGCTGAACAAGAAAGTGCAATCCTTCCTTGTCGTAATGCACATGGATTTCGGCTGATCCGTCTTTGTTTTCTTTGATCTTTTTAATTAGCACTTCCATTAATGCTGTCCTGAAAAAGCAACTGGGCCAAGTGCATTTAACAAATCACGATGCGCTTTGACTTCGTTAGTCAAAAATGCAATTCGTTCTTGTAAAACCTTAATTTCTAGATCAGCTTGTTTAAGCATATCTATCAACATTTCTTCTCTGTTCATAATAATTCAGGCCAAATTAGATGCCAGGACTGAGGAAATAAGTCCTTGCGTGTGATTAAACCATGCGACTCTTTCTCAAGAGTTGCCCCTAAAAATGCGTATTGAGATGCTGGAATGTTGTTTTTTCGCCACAAACTAACTGCTGCTGGGCTTACACCCGTTAATTTGGCTACTTTGGCAGTTCCCCCGAGCAAGTCAATTATTGCTGAATCTGTAAGTTTTAGTCCCATTTAGCAATCTTACAACATAAGTAATTATTTTTGCAAAGGTATTGCAAACTCTTGAACTTTGCTTAATAATGGAGATATAGCAACTTCGCTATGTCATTTAAGGGGAATTTAAATGGATGAGTTGTATCAAGTTATGACCGAAATGGAGCAACGCTTGGAATTAGCGTTAGACAACATGGAATACGGCACAGAATTGTCTCAAGACGATGTGGATGTTATTCGTGCAGCTTGTGGAAAGCCAAACAACACACGCAATAATCTATTGCAATCCGTGTTTGAAGATTTTGGTAATGTTTTTGGGGGAAATCATGCAAAGTGAATCAATAGCTAATTTAGCTAAAGCCTTGTCAATCGTGCAAGGCAAGCTGACCTACGCAAAGAAGGACTCAGCTAACCCATTCTTTAAGTCTAAATATGCAGACTTAGAATCGGTATGGGATGCGTGTCGTGATCTGTTATCAGATAATGGATTAGCAGTAGTTCAGTTACCTGGCGAATATTTTGAAGGCACAATGGCCCTTACAACAATTATTACGCATAGCTCTGGCGAATGGATTAGTCAGCAAATGTCTTTGCCTGTGGGTAAACCAGATAGAGATGGTGTTGTTAAAGTAGATGCCCAAGCTGCGGGATCAGCAATTACCTATATGCGTAGATATGCTCTTGCAGCAGCTATTGGCGTAGTGCAAGCCGATGACGATGGCAACGCAGCTTCTGCGCCCAAACAAGTCAAATCAAGTTCAACAATGAAGTCTGTAGCAGAAGATATTTTATAAGGGGAAATAGCATGGCATATACACCAAAAGAAGGTTCAGGAAGTCTTTTCAAGAACGAGCGTAAGGCTTCTGGTAACCATCCTGACTTTACTGGAACAATCATGGTCAACGGCAAGGAGCATTACTTATCCGCCTGGACTAAGACTTCTGCTAAAGGATCAAAGTTTCTTAGCGTATCAATCGGCAAAGAAAAAATCCCACAAGGATTTAAACCAGCAGGATCAGACGAGTTACCAAAGGATGATCCGTTTATAGACGATAGCACCCCGTTCTAAAGGAGAACACCATGCAAAACCAAATTAAAAGTCTTATTACCGAAAGTTCCAAGTTAAGCTGGCAACCAGTTGGCGTAGATGAAGAACAACAACTCATTAGCTTTAAACCTGAAGATTTGTTGTCTGTTATTAAGGCGGTTTTGCACGTTGCTGCTGATATGTGCGAAAACTATTACGATTCAGAGCGTATTATTAACTATGCACAAGGAATTAAATGAGTTGCCAAGTATGTAAATTTTTTGTATTCAATCAAAATGATATGATGGGAGCTTGTAAGCTTAATCCTGTGGTTGTTAATAAAATGCCTCAGGACTGGTGCGGTCAAGAAATTCCAAAAGAATATGAAGAATTCGTTGCTCCAAAGGCTACAATCGTTGCCCAAGAAACAACATACGATATAAACACGGATGCAGTAAAACCAAAAAGGGGAAGAAAAAATGCAGGAACAAAAGAGTGAAAATGGACATTGGTATGATAAAGACGGAAACCCGTTCTATACCATTGAGCGAGCAGATGGCAAGGGAGTCCGTAACACAACTCTCAGAGATGCAAAGAAGCTGGGCCTTTTACCGAGCGTTACTACCATTCTTGGTGTGGCGGCAAAGCCTGGACTCCAAAATTGGCTTCAGCAGCAGGCTATCCTTGCAGCCTTAACACTACCACGCAATGAGGGCGAGTCTGAGGAAGATTACCTAGACCGAGTTCTTAACGACTCTAAGGCACAAGGCAGAGATGCAGCCGATAGAGGAACACAAATACATGGCATTTTAGAGGCTTATTTCAGCCAAGTTTTACTGCCTGAAGTGCCTGAGTATTGCCGTAACGCAGAAAATGCCTTAAAAGCCTCGTTTGGCAATCGCCTATGGGTTACTGAGAAATCTGGTAGCCATGAGCTAGGCTTTGCTGGGAAAGTGGACTTACACGCTAAAGGCGATAAAGTTAAGGGCATAGTCCCCGTAGTTGCAGATTTTAAGACAAAAGAAGTCCCCTTAGAAAAGGTCGTTCCATACGAGGATCATATCATGCAGTTGGCTGCCTACCGAGAACTCTTGGGGCTTTCGGATGCTAGGTGCGCTATTGTCTTTGTCAACGGATTGACCAATGAAGTCAAGGTATGCGAGATTGAGGAAGCGGAGTTGCAGAAGGGCCTAAAGTGCTTTTTCCATCTGCTTAGATACTATCAAATTAAATCTGGTTTATAATAAAAGCATGAACAAATCTATGTTAAACGAGCTTTTTGAATATAAAGATGGCAATCTTTATTGGAAAAAAAGGCTTTCTCAAAGGGCTAAAATTGGTGACAAAGCTGGCTATTTAAGAAAAGATGGCTATGTAAATATTAGAATCAACAATAAAAATTACAAAGCCCATAGACTTGTTTTTGCTTTTCATCATGATTATATGCCTGAATTTATTGATCATATTGATGGCAATAAAGCAAACAATAAAATTGAAAATTTAAGAGGAGTTAACCACGCTCAGAACCTACAAAATCAAAAATTAAGAATTGACAATAAAAGTGGGACAAAAGGCGTAAGCTGGCATAAAATAGCAAAGAAATGGCGAGTTCAAATTATAGCCAATAAAAATGTATATCATTTAGGCCTTTTTGAGGATTTTGAACTTGCTAGTTTAGTTGCACAAGAAGCTCGTGATATGTATCACAAAAATTATGCAAGGCATCTATAATATTCATTGGGGCTGGGTTGGTGATCCCCCGCCAAAATTCCTTCCGTGAGGTCTCAGCCCCACCTTAATGTTGTTTTATTGCAACTTAGGGTTTTCCTTAGAAAAAAAAGTTTGACATCTATGCTACAGACAAAGAAACTGTAGTTACTCCATGTGGAGTTTTATTTAAGGGGATTTAAATGAAATCAAATTTTATGCCAATGGGTTACAGAAGCAACGATGGTTGGTTAATTAGTGACCAACAGATGCGTGAACTTCAACAATTTTTTTCTGAAGAACTGCAACTAGAAGTCAGCCCATCGGATTGTTTGCGTATTACCGATGTATTTAAAAAGTATTTTGAAAAAGAAGTAGCGTAAGTTTCACATCAGGTCGGGCGTTATTCAGCAAAGTACCTCTCCATACGGAAATCTAAGAGGCTCGATCTGATACTTTTTACACGGGGCAAGCATACTTCAGCTCAATAAGCCGAGGGTGTACGACTAAGCAGCTTGTCCTGTTTTTTTAACTTAGGGGGAATTATGAAAACAGCAATTATTGAATGGGTAGGCGTAATACTGCTTGGTCTTGTCTTGGGCGCAATGTTTGGATTGGGGTTCTAAATGGAACAAATCCACGAATTTGAAAGCCCAGACTTTGCACAATACAAGTGTTACAAAATGGGCGGGATATTGCATATTCCTCATTATGTTAAACCTGGGGTCTATGTAGCTCCTTGCATTAAGATTGTGAATCAGTTTGGTCGCAACGAATACCCAGCTCGTTATTTTTACAAGCATGAGTTATTAGCAATGGGTGCAGTAGAGGTTATGGAAACCCTGTGGAAAACTACAGCGAGAGACTCAAAATGAACGCTTATAAATTAGCTGAAGAACTGCAAAGAGCAATAGCTGACAATATGACAGATTTGGTTTGTGTCCAAGACGCAGCTACATTGCTCAGAAAACAAGCAGATGATATTGAATATATGCAAGAGCAATTTGACAGGGCCATAGAATTTTTAGCTAAGTGCAACGGATGGAGCAAGAACAAGTGAACGCAAATGAAATAGCTGATAAATTAGAGCAAGGTCATTGGGAAGGTGGCACAAGAGAACAAGCAGCCACCATGCTACGCCAGCAACAAGCTGAATACTATTCTTTACTTGTTAATCACGACAAACTTTATGCAAAAGTAGTAGAGCAACAAGCTGAAATAGAGGTGTTAAAAGCTGAGTTAAGGCTAATTGATGAATTAGTAACTGGAAAGGCACAAAATGAACAATGAACCAGTAGCGTGGAGAAGCAAAGATACAGATGGGCATTGGAATATTTACCAAGCACCAGTAAAAGGCGCAGAACCACTCTACACCCATCCCAGCAAAGACCTAACAGATGAGGAAATAATTGAAATTTGGAGTGGCATGGAAACTGACACAGGCGAACAAAACATTATTTTTGCTAGAGCAATACTAAGAAAGGCACA